CCTACGGGCTTTCCTTCCACAAACACCTCTGATATGTCCTTTCCTGTTTCCTTCTCAAAACGAAGCAGTGCCCCCATAGTTGGCCTACAGGGGTATGCCTCGTTATTGATGATCACTTTTACATCTTTCATTCTCTCGGAATTAAAAGATTACGCCTTACCCGGATAGGTAGAAGGCTCACCGTCGCTCTCCAGGCTGATAGAGTAGGTTGCATCATCCTGGGCGGGGCTTGTTTCCTCCAAAGAGGCGATCACGAAGTTACCCACCACGTAAGGAGTTTCGTCGCCCTCACGCTGGAACGCCTTAACCTCAACGGCCTGGCCCTTGCCCCACTTGGCGGCAATTTCATCATAGCCGTTTTCGGTCTCACCGTAGAAGCGCAAACCCTCAGCACTGATTGAGATACTAAGTCCCGTAACACCCTTGCCCTTCCACAAGCCACTTGAATAGCCTGCGGATGCAGCGGGCTTTACGGCACGATCCTTGGTCTCGCTGTTGAAAGTAAGCGTGTGACTTGTGCAATGGCCAACGGCCTTGCCGCCTACGCTTAACAAAAGATCGCTACCATTAATGTAGCCAGTCTGTGGTAATGCCATAATTCTTACTTTTTATTGGTTACTAAATCTGTACTTTGAAAGTCAATCCCTGGACGTAGGCATCATCCTGCCAAAATTCCTCTGCATCTGCCATCGTGCAACTGCGCATAGCCAGGCCGTCTTTCTCTCCCTGTTGGTAATCCAGAGCTGCCCGGACTGCCTCGGCTAACTCAATGCTCTTTTCGTATGTCTTTGCAAAGCAATCCACCTCAATGAGTACACTATCAGCACCGGGATTCTGCCCTTTCACTGCATTGTGTTCAAAGCGTGTGCGCCTGTACGCCACATAGGGCAATTCGGCCTTGTCCGTAACAACGGGGAAAACCTTTCTTGCTATGCTCATCACGTCGGCATCCTTTGTGAGAATGTCACGGATTATAATACCTGCGCTTAAAGATGTTTTTGCCATGTCCTAAATCAGTTAATAAAACCACATTTCTTTGCCACCTTCTCAACGGCTACATTCAGATCGTTGGCCAGATCGTTTTCTACAACTCTGTACATTTCCGGCGTTGCCTTATCCAGGAAACCGTAACGTCTCAGTCGGCCCGTTGATAATCCTGTAGTCTTTACATAGTGCCTGGCCCCGGATTTCTTCAAACCTACCTTCTCTTTGCGGGCTTCGGGTGTGTAGCCTTTCCTCTTGTATCTCTGAGTTCTCGGCTGTGTACCATCCTCTGCCCACATCAAAACAGGCTTGTACCATCCCCGGCGGTTCTTGTGCATACTCAATCCTGGGTGCCCTTGGCTCATCTGTTTAAGACTTGCCCGGTGTGCCTTGACCGTAACCAGGAAACCGCCACCACGGCTGTAGATGTGGCCTCTAATACCTTTCTCCCAATCTGAGCGATCACCCCTTACGGTCATTCCCGTCTGCCTCAGATAGCGTTGGGCAATGCCCACCACCGTCTTTGTCTCTGATCGGTACGATCTTTTCAGGGCGTTACGCATTTGCTTGGGGCTTAACTCCCTCACTAACTGCGTCCAATCGCCTGTGTATTGGGCTGTATTCATGTCATGTGGCCTATTCGTTCACTCTCTCGCAAATCAGGGTTTTATACCCTCTGTCAATATTGGGCAGAACGGCTACGACGTTGTAGAGATAACCGCCTAACTGCTCCACTCGCCAATTCTCGGCTACGGGGTGCGCGTCCCTGACGTTAAACTCTACGTGATAGTCCGGGAAATGCTCACCCACCTCTTCACTGCGTTTGCCCGTATTCTTCACGCGCTCGGCGTGTACGGTTCGCAATTCCGTATAGGTTGTTTCCTCTTCACCGAAATCATTCGGGGCCGTTGACGGCTCCAGGATTTTCAGTTTGTACTTCATTCGTCCCGCTATCATCTGCTACCAATTTTCTAAAGGGTTTGATTAGGGCCTGTAGCGAATCTGGAACTTGGTACATCTGGCCGATGCTGTCAGGTTCACGTTGGTTGTACCAATGAGCACCGATCATCATAATGGCGTGTTTCAGTTCAATGGGAAAACTCCCACCTCCCATCTGCGCCAATTCTGCCTGGGTTCGGTGCGTCGAACGGATAACGTGTGCCTCTGCCGTATCTAAAAGATGCTGCAAATACACATCGTCGGACGTGAAATCATCAGCGTTGACGTGCTTTTTGAAAAGTTCCAAACTCACTACTGCCATAATCTCAACCTAAAACACTATGACTTACGAAAATCCACTCACTCAATTACTCTGCGGCCTCAACGGTCACGGTGCAAGTATCGGTGTAAGACTTACCGTCCACGGTGATGCTTGCGGTGATCACTGAAGAGCCTACGGCCTTACCCTCAACCAGACCTGCGGCTGTAACGGTAGCCTTGGCGGTTGTGCCAGAGGTATAGGTTACTGCGGCGGTCTTAGGCAGAACGGCGGCTGCAAGTTGCAGGGTCTCACCTACCTTGATCGTCTTGGCGTGAACATTCAGATTGATACCTGCCTCACCGTCGGGGGCCTGGATCAGCTTATAGCAAGCAAATGCCTGCTCACGGAGAGTTGTGAGGCTCCAACGGGTGCGAAGGGTCAGTTTCATCATGCCCTTGTCGGCCAGAGTAAACGGATCGACGGTCATGTGAATCTTGCCGTGCTGATTGGCGGCGAAGTACGACCATACACCCAGGCCGATGAACATATCATCAAGCATACCTGTTGCGGTGGCGTTCTCACGGATATAGTGGCTTACGAAGTACGGATCACCGTCCAACTTGCCATTCTCAATGATAAAGCCACCCTGGCCCTTGGCCTTTGGTGTAGCCTTCAAAAGTGCCTCTGCCTTGGCATCGAGCACCCAACAGAAACCGCCCATGTTGACACCTGCATTGATCAACTCGGCCTTTGCCTCTAACAGGCTCAGGTAGTTACCAACCAGGACGGGGGTCTTAGTCTTTCCGCTGTACGGGCCTTTGATACCTGAGAAGGTAGCCTGCGAGAAAGTCTTGTGGTTCAAGAAATCCTGCATTGCCAGGCGGAAACTCTCCTGCACGAAGGTAAGCACGTCAAAGGTGGCATCCTCAATAGAGGCAAACGATACCTTGACAGTTGCGCCAACCTCGGCGGGGGTGGCCTTCACGTTGTCGAAATTGATGTCCTGATCCTGGAGTTGGACGGTCTCACCAACCTCTACAACCTTCACGTTATCGGTGGCATACGGCCAAACCAGGTTGCCCGTTACACCCGTCTGCACCTTCATGCCGACCTTATCCCAGATCAGGCCCTCAGACAAACGGGGCATCAGGTCGAACACCATAGTTTCCATTGCCTCGGCACTGGCTACGTTGTTCTTGTCACCGTCGTTAATGACACCCAGGGTAATTTCACGCTCCTGACGCTTACCCGTGCGGATGTCCTGGAGCAATTCGCGGAACTGAGCGTTACGGCTCATAGTCACCTCACGGCCCTGCTTCTCTGCTGCCTCGTTGGCCAATGCTGCGGCGATACGCATATTGGTTGCCTCCAACTCGGTTTTGAGTTCGCGGGCTTCGGTATTGATGGCCTCGCGCTGCTGCTCGGTCAACTGCTCCTTACTTTCGAGTTTCTCAGCCAACTCGTTCAGGCGGTTGCCAATCTCGCGCTTACGCTCGTTGGCCTTCTTGTAATCAAACTTTGGCTTGCTCATAATTTTTTTTAGTTTGATGGGTTAATACTTTTATTCCAAATCTCTTGCGATAGTGCGCAACTCTTCGGCCTGCTTGTGGCGGGCCTGGCGATCTGCCTGCTCTCGCTGCTGTGCTTCGATCTCTTCCTGGGTCGGCCCGGTCTTGGGCTTACGTGCCTCTGCAAACTCTCTCACCTGCTGCTCACGGGCTTTAACCTCCGTGTCCTCATAGGCGGGCTGTGCTGCAATGGTCACGTCACAAATACCCTCAATCTTCTTTACATGGCGCAAATAGATGGTGGCTCCCCAATCCGTCTTTTCCTCAGTCTCTTCGTAACTCACACAATTCTCTGAATCGTCCTCGTTAGTCCAATAGATAAATGACATTTCAGTGAGATCACCACGCTTGGCCAATTCCAGGGCCTTGTCACCGTCAACGGTATGCGGCATTTCACACTCGACTTTCAGACCTATTTCGTCCAAAGTCAGTTTCAACGTACCCGTTCCCTTATCCCAACGGCCTAAGATGGCCTGGCGATTGTGGAACATCGTAAAGTAGATGCGCTGCTCCCGTAGCATTTCATCGGTAATACACCCCTTTTCCAGAATCTCGTAGAAAGGGAAGTAATAGCCGATGAGCACAGAGCGCACACCGAATTTCAGGGCATAGCCCTCCAAAACGCGGCTTTCGGCCTCGCCCTCTCCGGCCTCACGCAAATGCAGTGAGACGGGTAAAATCAGGGTTCTTTTCTGAATCTCTTTCATACGGCTCTCTTATTTGGTTTCACCATTGTTAATACTCTCGTTTTCACCTGTGAACTTCTTACTGCCTAACTCTCCCAGGTTCATACTCAGGTAGATTTTATCGCCACCTTCGACGGCAGGCTGATTTTCCTTAGTGCGTACCGTGTTAATGCTGTACGTGCCATTGCCGATCATGTTGCTGTAATACTTGGCCTTGGTGATCAAGTCCATAGAGAACAGGCTTTCACGGTCAAACCTGAATATGCG